ATAAAACAATTAATACTAATAATGTTAAATTAGAAATTATTGTGAACATGTTCTTGTTCTAGTAATTGTGCCGTCGGGGTGTTGCGTCTCAGTCCAAACACTACAAGTTTGCGGCTGCTGTACGACAATAGAAGGTTGTTGTACAACTACAGGAGGTTGTTGTACAACTACCGGTCTGTTATAGATATCGTAGATCACAGCACCAGTCGCTGCTCCGATAATAAAGGGTGCCCATTGCCAATGTCCATTATGTCCTCTATGCCAGTGTCCATGGGTATGGTGGGCAGGTCCAGCAAATGCTAGAGAACTTGTTGTCAATAACAGGATTGTAAATAGTTTTTTCATAGTAAACTCCTGGGTTGTACTACTATAACGTATTTAGCTTGGGTTTCGTTTACAATTACTTACCTGTTTCTTTACGAGCATTTTTTACGGCTGTAACATCGTTCCGAACTTCTTTACAAAGTTTGGCTAGTTCTTGTAGGTGCTTACGTACACGAGTGCCTGCGGCGCCGACGCCCTTGTCGTAGAACTTTTCGAAGTCCCCTTCCATTGTTTCTACAAGAGCTTGAAAATCGCTAAATCTATTTTGTGACATATATTTCTCCTTTGTCTAAGTACAGAGTACTTATGACCTAGTGTAAGGCCTTAGAAAATAAATGTCAATTTAATTGGCAAAGACGTTTGGACTACCGCCCGTAATTGCGCCGCCGTCGGTTGAATCGCCAACTCTGGCTAAAGGAGTATTGGCTACAAATACATTGCCCGATCCTACATTAATTGAAGCGGCATGTTGGGCGGAACAGTTCTTTCCGCCGTATCTGTGAACTACTGTAGGGTTACCTTGACACTCTACAGGTATATTATTAGCATAAACTTTGGCGCTGGCACCGGTAGGACCTGTGATGGTCGTTGTACCATCACAGCCGTGTCCTGTTGATGTTGGATCACCTTGTCTAGCTACTGCAGGCATTATACCATACTTCCCTTAGGAATAGCGATTCCAGTTGTTTGAGTTGTATACTGTGCGGCAATTTCTTTATCTGATATAGAAATCACAGTTATATTATTTTTATTAAAAGTAAGGTCTTTATCAGGATCAACAGTCATTAAAATTGGTGCCATGGCCGGGCCCTTGGCTGTCATAGCAATCATAAGACATTTGCTTAGAGTTATGCTCATCATGTCTTCAGCTACAAATTTCCCTAATACTTCCTCACCGGATGATAGTTTTAGTGTGACCACATCACCGTCACCATATTTCTTTTCAAATAACATTATTGTTCCTCAAAGTGTTTACGTAATTCTGTGAATCCACCAATTAACTGTCCATCTAAAAATATCTGAGGAACGGTCCTGGCGCCCGGAACAGCGGCAAGTAAATCTTCTCTGTCCCAGCCATTATTAATATTTCTTTCTTCATAGTCAATGCCCTTCATTTCTAACAATTTCTTAGCTTGTACACAATAGGGGCAATGATCTTTACTCCATACCACTGCTTTCATTTTAAATCCTCATATACTCGGTAATGAGTCATAATCGATAACATCACTCATGACTCCGATAACATAACTTGTTGACTCGGTTTCTTGTAGAGCACTTTGTTTCTTACTTGTATCGCTGTGCTTGTTAAACCAAGGAATGGGTGTTGTCTTTGGTGCAGGTGAATGATACTTAATACCAATTTCTTTTAGACCTGTTGCGGCTGTATAATCAACAAAGTCTTTTAGAATGTTAGCATTCAACCCAATCACTGGGCCTTTCTTAAACAAATAATCTGCCCATTCTTTTTCTTCACGGATAACATCCATGTATATATTATACACTTCTGTCTCGCATTCTGCTTTCACTTTGGCAAACCTAGGATCTTCTTTGACCACTTGATTAATCAGATAAGCTGTCCAACCTTTGTGCAGTAGTTCGTCTTGTAGGATTAAGCTGATAATGTTGCCATTACCAATAAAGATCTTGTTCTCTACCATTGCTAGGCTTGTAGCAAATGATACCATAAAGCGGAATGCTTCTAAGGCATACGATGCGTGTAGTGCTAACCAAATAGCACGTATATGTGCTTCTTCGCTATATTGTGATCCAATTTCTTTATGGCAATTAATTTCGTGTAGCTGGTCGTAATACTTGCCTACACTACTAGCCATGTCAACAATTTCTTTGGTGTCATGGATGGTGTTAAACACTTCTTTAGGAACATTATAAACATTACGAATGATATGACTATACGAACGACTATGGATGTTTGTTTCAAAGAATGTCCAGTTGTAGACTAGAGCTTCGAGCTCTGGTAAACTAATTACAGGCGTAAAGATCTGACTTGGACCACGTCCTTGTAGACTGTCTAAGGCTGTTTGACGTAGTAGATTACTTGTAAAAATATGTTTAACAGCATCGCTAGCATTCTTAAAGTCATTAGCATCTTTAGTTAAACTAACTTCTTCTGGCACCCAGAAGAAACCACGGGCTGTCTTTTCAAAATCAACTATCTTTTGATATTTAACTTCTTCAAAACGTTGAATAGTAACAGGGCCGGCCGGATCCAGAAACATCTTACGATGTAGGTAGTCTGTCTTTGTGTTTAGATTATATTGTGCTCGACTCATTTATATGATCCCAATTTATTATACGCCATTGATTGTTTAGGTATTCTTTTTTGTCCCATTGGTAGTCTAACGCCCAAGCGTGTTCCCACCAGTCTATTAATAATACTATGTCTCTTTTAATTTCGTGATTCTTTATGGTTTTAATCTTGCCACTCTTACTCAAATACACCCAACCACTACCTTGTATAGCCATTGCTTCTTTGGTGAATTCATCTTTAAATTTAGCAAATGTATCAAAATGCTTTTCAATAAAATCTTTTATCTTGCCCGTTGGATTATTAGCATCCTTGGGTGATCGATACTGAGCAAACAATATATTGTGTAGGAATACGCCTGCTTGATTAAAGTCTGGATCACCTTCTCCGGCATTATAACGTTTTGCGTATGTTTTAGCAAGATGTTCATAGTGATAGTCAATAGTCTGTTTCGAAATAACAGGAGCCAGGGCTGTAGTGCTATATGGAAGTGCATCAATCTTTAATTTGATCGGCCTAATCTCTTCTGCCAATACATACTTGATAAAACCAAACGTCATAGCTTACAGGCCTCACAATCGTCTTGATCAAGCTCTTCAAAGTGAAAACCGTTATAGCCGTTATGGCCATTATGTCCGTTAAGTTCCAGCTTTGGTTCGTCAATAACTTTACTACCTTGTTTATTAATTAAACTGTAGTAAAAGGTCTTAATACCCCAAGAATGCGCCTGCATTAGATTTTTTGCTATTAGTGTAGTAGGTACCTTCCTGTCTGCGAAATGAGCAGGATTATAAAAAGTATTAGTACTAATACTTTGATCAACGTAAGCAGCCAAAATAGCAGCTGTTCTAAGATAACCATCGCAGTCTCTTTGCTCCCACATCAATTGATATTTGTTTTTTAACTTATGATATTCAGGAACTACTTGTGTAAAACTTCCAGCCTTTGATTCCTTTGTTGATATAAGCGACATTGGAAGTTCAATTCCATTGGTACTATTAATAACCACAGAGCTTGACTCCACAGGAGCAATAGCCATAAGGGTAGCATTTCTAACTCCATATTCTTTCATTTCCTTTCTTAAAGGTTCCCAATCAAGTTCTGGTGTAAAATCGGCGAGTTCGTTGACCCCTTTGGCGCGACGTTCCCAGGGAAAAATCCCCCGACCGTACCATGTTTTATCGCTGTCTAGACACTTGCCTCTTTCCTTGGCAAGTTCTACTGTAGCTTCTGTGAGATAGTAGGCTTGGTGTTCCATCCATTGTTTAACTTCTTGTAGTGCATCTTTCTCGCCATACTTGTGTCCACGCTTGGCGTGCCAATAGGCAAGATTAGTTACACCAATTCCTAGTGGTTGTATTTCATCGTTACTAAGTTTACTTTGTATACTTAGAAAGTCTTGGTAATCAAGAATGTTACATAGACTACGCTGTAGAATGCGGCAAGCCCGGCGCATATCTTCTGGATTACGGAATGCTCCCCAGTTAATACTGCCCAACGTACATAGAGCAATCCTGCCAGCATCGTCATCAAGACGCTTAAATGATCGAGTAGGTAATAGTATTTCACAGCATAAATTACTTTGATAAATTGTATGCCATTCAGGGTCAAATGGCCCTTGGTCCATAACATTATCGATGAACACAAGGTATATACGTCCTGTATCGGTTCTTTCCTTTAGTATTCCACCTTTGAATACTTCTTCAGCACTCATTGACTTCTTACGAATGCCGGCCTGCTTCTCATATTTGACATATAGTTGTTCAAATAGGTCGGTGTCTTTGTAGAAAGCTTCGTAGAGATCAGGCACTTGATTAGGATCAAAAAACGTAATGTTTTCTTTATTTTTGAAACGACGCCAAAAGAATGCTGATAGTACCACTCCGTAGTCCATGTGTCTAACGCGAGTTTCTTCAGTTCCTTGATTGTTCTTAAGGACAATAAGATCGTCAAACTGATAATGCCAAATAGGATAAAAGACTGTAGCACTAGCGTTTCTAATACCACCTTGTGAGCATGAGCGTAGGTCACCGAACCACTTCTTTAAAAAAGGAATCATGCCAGTATGCATGATTTCGCCGCCACGAATGGGAGATCCTAATGGACGTAGACGTCCTATTTCTAAACCAATGCCGGCACGTTTGCTGGCATACTTGGCCATCATTTCTCCAGAAGCAAAAATGGAGTCAAGATCATCATCACTGCGAATGAGTACACAACTACTGAACTGCTTAGTGGGAGTCCCAAGCCCAGCAAGAACAGGAGTAGCGAGAGTAAATAGACCGTCAGAAGCTGCATTATAATATTCCTTTATGTAGCGCATACGAGTTGTGTTAGGCTCTTCTTTATGAAACACCGTGGCAGCTGCCACCAAATAACGTACTTGTGGAGTCTCATATATTTCACCTGTACTTCTATTTTTTACAAGATATTTTTCAATCAATTGCTCAATAGCCGCATAACTGTATTCTTCATCTTTTGAATGATCGATAATGTCATTCATCTTATTCCAGTCATCTTCAGTATACCACTCAAGTAGCTCGGGAGTATAAAGCCCAACTGAAATATTTTTCTTAACAATATCTAAAAGACTAGGAGGATCGTAGGTGCCATACACATCTTTACGTAGCATACTTAATCGTTGCTTACCTGCTACATATTGATAGTTTGTGTGCCCTATATCTGGATTAGACTCCACGTCAATTAGATCAACAATAGCACGAAGAGTAATTCCATCAATTTCTTTAGTTGTAATACCGTCATAGAAATGCGGTTGGCTCTTTATTTCAATCATCGATTGACTTACATCTGCTATGCCCTTACAAACTTTAGCCACTTGGGCTTGCCATTTTTCAATAGTTAGTGTTTCTTTGTGTCCGTTTCTCTTAATGACTGTGATATTTTGCATAGTAGTAGATCTTTTTAGCTTTCGAAAACTTATTTAGTGCAAGGGGTTCATCGGATATATCTTTTGTATACTCAGCGTTTTTGGCAACGCTCGCATAGAAATCCATTCCTCCTCATCATATCCATAGACCTTATCATCAAATAACAACAAATAATAAGATGTTTTATTGATTTTGTCAATAGCCAAACAAATTTTAGGATTTGAGCTTTTAAAACGCTCAGTTAATTGTAGAGTATAACATATTCCTAAAATAATATTGAATTCGCAGTACTCATTTTCTTCAATCAGTTCCCAGGGGGTCGGCCAAGATGATTGATCATAGGGATCTGTGTATCGCTTAACTCTAGGCAAGCGAGTGAAAAATTTTGAGGTTATATAAAAAGGATCTTGGGCTGTTTCAATCTCTAGTCGCAGTTGCAGCCACGTCTTAAATTTAATATTGGTAAGACAGTCTAACCGAATCATTAGGTTAGTGCTGAAACAACGAATCTAACAGTACCTTCTCCGGGTTGAGAGTTTACATAGCTGATAACAATAGAATTACCGACTATTGCACCGCTGAATACAAGTGACTCATCGATTTCTACAGCGTTGTTAAGATCAGAAAGTATATCATATTCATCAACAAATTCAAATTTTGAAGTTGCAATATTGACTGCTATGCTCATCTTACCTTTCCTAAATTGGTCAGCAACACCAGAAAAATACTTATAAGATACTTCATAACATCCAGAAGATGTTACAGGAATCCTTATTAAGGACACAGGCTGACTTAGTACTTGACTTACTGTTGTCTGTTGAGGACCGCTGTTAACAAAATAAGTTATTCCATCGACCTCTGGTTTATAGGTATTATTGAGGAATTGTGTGGCTAGACTTTGCCTATCAAAAATATCACCTATTGTTTGATTTCCTTTAGCACCAAAATAAATTATTGGGTAGGCATTTACATTAAAATTTCCGCCGTCTGTACCAACATCAACAAATTTATTATTCAAACTTATATTTCCATAAGCACTACCGCTGGCAATATAAAGACCTTCTTTATTGATGTGCCTAAACGACGAGTAGGAAATTGTATTATTAACCGGAGCCGTTGACCCATATCCTAGATAGACACCATAAAATGATTCTGAAAAATCGCAATTAGTAAAATTATTATAGGCAATATTAGATTCTCCGCGAACACAAACAGCAAATCCAGAAATAGCGACTTTGTTAAACAAGTTAAGTAATGTTGTTGGATAGGTGTCTGCTGGTACAATAAAAGTATATGTTCCGGCAGACTGTGCTGTAAGAGCTAGGCTCAAAGTTATCTCTTTTGTAACGACGTTGACATTGGTAACGATAGTACCGGCTGCTATACCCGTACCTTCTACTCTTGCACCAGACTTAATGCCACTAACTGTGCTCATTATCATTGATAATTGTCCGTTAGCACCACCACTTGATCTTAGAGCTGTAACCTTTGTATCAGCATTAGGATAATTTCCGCCTTTAAGGATTAATCCTGTCTCTCCTATTGTTCCCGTAACAGTATAGTTATCAGCATCCCATAAGTAAGATCCTCTGATACTAATATTTTCAAACTTAGAATTAGCTACACAATTCAGTTCCAGTCCAGAGGCAAGTCCACTCGAACAACTAATTGTAAAATCTCTAAGTATAATATATTTAGGCTGATTTGTTGGCGTAACATCTGCTGTTGTATATTCACCAATAGTTGAATTAGTATTAACAAACTTAAAAGCTACGTCGTCTCCCTCATATTTAAAAAATGTATGCTGAGCTCCGCTACCTGTAATAAAACAATAGCTAGGAAGGTAGATAGTAGAAGTTATTCTAAAATTTCCAGGTCCGAACAATATTTCAGTTCGTGCTTCTTCTCTTGCCCCCGGGTTTGACGGAATGCCCTGGAAAGCGGGGTTTAGATATAACTGATCGATAGCCCTCTGAATTGCAGCCGTATCGTCCACTACACCATCACCTACTACACCAAAGTTTGAAGCAGTAACAAATTGATCGATTACATTCTGTAAAGTTTGTACGACTGGTTGGTTCGCACTAGGTCCAGTCTGTATAGATGCATTATTTTTTGCAAATTGATAGGTTCCTACTAGTTCTAGTAGGTTATCTTGTTCTGTAAGGATTTTAATATTATCAACATATGGTGCCCCTTCGCTGACAGCGCCGCTACCAATGTATAGTTCTTGGGTATCAATAGCCCAAGCTAGTTCGCCGCTGGCTAATTGAGGCAAGCCCGAGCTAGTGTTTTTTTGTCCTCTACGGATCTGGATTTTACTAATCTGAACGACAGCCATGAAAATATCCTATTTTAGATATTTATCAGTTCTGTTTATAGTACTGTTCCACCCGTTTACACCACTCTTCTGTCCAGTAGTCAAAATCCTTAGGTTCTAGGATGAACTCCTGGTACTCGTAGTCTTTTGAGCACATTAGAATAACGCCCTTGCGTATGTTAGTTCCGTGTACTTCGTTATGTGCCAAAGCATAGGCTGTTAGCTGTAGGAAATAGTCTCCGATCCACTCGCGTTTTTTAGGCTTGTTTGTCTGCTTAAAATCCAGGATGCTTTCATCGCCATCGTGTATACCACAACAGTCAGTAGTTCCCGCATATAGTTCTGGAAAGTACAAGGGAACTTCGCTACCCCACACTTCTTGTATCTTAGGAAAACCCTTTGAAATCACTAACTTAGCCATATCTAGACTTTGTTGTGCGTAAGGATTAGTTACTGTTTCTTTGAGCTCTTCACCTTTGATATAGTCTTCTAGGAACTTGTGCATCCTAGTACCTCGGCCTGCAGCCTCAGTTACAATCTCTTGTGCTTTCTTTTCGCCAACAGCTTTTTTCCAATTAGCTAGTGCTTCACGGGCCTCTGCTGGTTTTGTTTTATCTAGAATGGTAGTTACTGACGGAACTTTATTGCCATCCGGCGTAGCGTATAAGCGTTTACCTGTTGACTCGTCTCTTGAAAGTGGTTTGTATTGATATTTGTTGATTAAAAGGGTCATGATACATTATATAGTATCTAGACCCCTATGTCAACCTGGTTGTTGAAGAGTTTTGCCAGCGGCTCTTTTGGCTGCGGCATCGATGCCGCCTTTGTCTTTTGGTTCGCCTTGAGTAGCTTCTGGTTTTTCTTTGGTCTTTAGAGTGACGCCGCGACCATCAAATTGCTGTACAATATTCTTTAGTTGGGGAATAGCATCAAATTCTGCTTTGAATGTTTCGTAGTCCATTTGAACTCCAGAAACGTTCTGTAACATATTAGAAATGGCGTCCCAGCTAAATTGCGCTGGCACGCCACGTGAGTTTGCTCTTGATTGCAGTTGTAGAAGGATGCGGATTAGTGTATCCGCATCTTCAGTTACTTTTTTTTTGAACTTAAAATTTGGCCTAGCTTGCGGCTATACTCTACGCTTTCACGTTTAGCACGGCCAGCTTCTTCTGTTCCGCCGGCGCCAGCTTCAGCTGCCGCGAATTGATCGCCTGTGGGCATTTGGTCTGCACCCAGTTCTGGTGGTGCTTCGCCTGCTGATTCGCCTCCCATGCCTGGAGCTTCTTCGCCTGTTAGTACAGCAACGGCTTGTGCAAGGGCTGTACGTTGTGTTTCTAAACTTGTATATAATTCTTCTAGTGCTGGTTTTACTTTGCCGCTAAATTGTGCTGATACTTGTGAGCCTAGCTCATCTCTTATAGAGTCTACGAGTTCTAACAACGTCTCTGATTTTAGAGAAGCTGTGTCTTCTAACCAGCCAGTGATCTTATCAACCATATCACGGGCACTCATGATTAGAGCTGCCTTTTCTTCTTCGCCTTCTGTAAGTGTTCTCTCATTTAGAGCAGAGCGCAGGATTGACATTGCCTCTTTTACATCCTTTGCCTTAGCCATCTTAGTGGCTGTGGCATGCATTACTTGTTCGCCTTTTTCGCCATAACGCTTGCTAAAGTCGCCTTTGACTTTCTTCATGCCTTTTACAAACTTTTCTTTCTTTTTTTCTTCGCCTGGGCTTAGTTTACGCTCTGCAATTGCCTGTGTAATAACATCTAACAATGCACGATTCTTTTGGTAATCATTGCTTTCATAAACAGCATCATATGTGCGGCTAGTTTCAAAAGCAGCAAGCTGACTAGCTAGTTTATCTCTAGAAGTCTGCAGTTGTTCTAAGCTAAAACTATCTAAGTTTAGCTTGTATCCGAATTTTCTAGCCACGCTCTCATTGAGAGCTTTGCTTGATTTTGGGTGGTTGAGTTCTTTAACTTGCATTTGTTAGAATTCCCGATTATTTCATATTATTTATCAAAAGTTATACTTAAACATTTGTGTTATCTTACCCTGAGCTACCTTTGATCTTTCTTTAGCAAGATCATACCTACAAAAGAAAAGATCCTTTTGATTAAAGTCTCTAGCTGTATTTAACCTATATTTAAAGAATGATGCGTCTACTGAGTTGTTCCAGTAGGTAAGATCTAGGTGTTTTACTTCATTATAACGTGTGTGATTGCTAGTTAAGTAAAACTTAGCAGCCAGAAGAGCACTAGTCTTAGTGTAAAAGCTGTCTAATTTATCGCCCGTCTTAGCCCAACGTAGATCCCAAATTTTATGCTTGTTTTCTTTAATCTTAAATTGCTTATAGATTATGCTTTTATCTGGTAAGACTAGTATAGGTAACTTTTTAGTAAACTCTTCTTCTAAAAATCTTTCTAGTCTTTCAGCTTGATATGCTATGTTCATTTGCTATTACTCTAGGATTATGATCTCCTATCTTAATTACCAAACTCTTGCGTATCAGCCCTTCGATCGTGAATTGATCCTGCTCGCTGAAACTACTTAATGGGCGAGCCAATTTTAGGCGTTCTAGTACTTCACGTTCTTTATTAGAAGTATAAATTTCAAATTGCCCAATAACGTCGTTAACTTTCATAGCCCAGCCATCTTTTTCATATGTCCTAGCATATCGCCTTTGCTGCCTACTTGGACACTTACAGGACCATTATCAATTTCTTTTACACCCGAAAGTTTCTTAAGAAGCTTAATAATAACTTCATGTTCTCGATTGTCACTGTTATCCCCATCTGCTGTACCACCGTGTATAGGACTCATACTGTCTGTTGGAGGTACCATCATATCTTCTTCCGTAGCCTGATCGGGGATAGCTACTTGACTACCTACTTTAGGGCCTGAGGCAGAATCTTTTTCGTCACTACCAGATACGGCCTGAGGATTTAATGTATATCTATTAGGATTAGCCGAATCGGGTGCTAGGGCTGAACTCATTTTAGGAGGTAGAGTAGTCTTTACTCCTGTCTCTGGATTAGTAATTTCTACGCCCTTAGTAGGATCAACGGCTGTTACTTTACCTTCGCCTTCTGATACATCATCTTGTTTGGGTTCTTCTTTATCCTTAAATGGATTTACAGTTACCCATTTGTTGCCCATTTTTTGCACAAACTTATTAGGATCATACTTACTTTGAATAATGTGTGCTACACGTAGGGCATCTTTCCACTCATATCGCCATCCTATAGATTTTGCCTGGTACTCGTCACGAACGTCTACCATTTTCTGTACAAGTTTACCTCTTTCAGGATTATAACGATACATTAAATTAGCTTCGTCGTCGACTGTTCTCCGTTCCTCTTGCATAGGCTTAACTGGTTCTAACTTTTCTTTAGCCTTGAGATGTGCGGCAGCAGGATCTTGTGGTTTTTTATTATGCTTTACAGCCTTGCGACCTTTTTTGTGCTCGCTTACAACTTGTTTAATTTTCATGTGCGTTCTCCAGGCTTAGCCTTTCATCCTCTAAATCGTATATGTGCTGGCGTAGTTGATTAATAAATCCTTTTACACGTAGTACTTTAAATGCTAAGTTTTCTACGCTAAATTCACCCTCTCGTTCTAATCCAGTCTTTCTAAGTTTATTTAACTCATCTTTGACTCGGTTCGCTGTGGCTAGATTTTTACTTTTTAAGGCTTGTTTGATCTTAGCTTTGTAGCTGTCTACTTTAATTTTAACATCATCGTCATTGATCTGTACCTGTTGTGCTACAGGTTTTGATAACCACGTATCATCCATTACTGAATAGATGCCCAAACTGTGATGAGTATCGGTGCTGGGTTGAACGTATAGTTCTACGTCTATACCATGTATTTTAATATCATGAGTAAAGTTGTATTGATTTTTCTTAGCGTCAAAGAGAGGACGGAGGTGAAATTCAGCAGCTTTTGGAATGTCTACAATTAGATGTAAATCAATGTCTGAATTTTCTGTATAGGTATAGGCCGCGTTTGATCCGCTGATTGTGATGTCTCTTAGTCTTAGATTTGGGATGTCTATGAATTTAGCAAAGTTTTGCGCTATCATTAAGAGTTTGTAGCGCACCATGGGCTCTAAGCGATTACCTTGCCATAGCTTAGGATTAAGTTCACTATGAAACTGAATAGCTGAGTCTACAATACCTTCTTGAAATTCTCTTAGTTGCATATGACATCTTTATAGGCCAACAAATTTAATAATCCTAGCTAGATCTACATGACCAATCCATCCAGCACCTGCGGCAAACGCCATGGCCATCATAGCATATAATACAAATTTATGCTTTTGTTTTTCTAGATCATTAATTTTTTCGGATAGTTTTATATGGGCGTCTTGATCTTCTTGATGTAATCGATCGGTATAGGCATAGTAACTTTCTCTGCCCTTTTGATACTCTTCCATCATTTTGTCTAACTTTTCATCTAAAAGATCTCGTGTACGATCTAGACAGTCGTGGACGTCTTTGACATCTGCTTTTAGATCACCTAATTTTTCATCAATTATTTCAACTTTGGCTTCGAGAACGCCTACACGTTCAGGTAATGTCGCAAGTTGTGGTAGTGCTTCGGTTTTTGTTATTGTTCTGGCCATTTAGGCTCTCCAAAATAAGTCAAGGTTCTTGCGAACATGTGCCTATATTAAATTGCCTAGTGTGCCTTTACATTATATTTATTGTTTAAAGTCAAATATTATATTAGTGCCAAGTTTAAAAATAGGCTTTTCAAACAGGGCTGTTTCTGTAAGACCGGTAATAACTGGCACATATTGAAATAGCTCTTTAAGTCTATACAATTCATCCCCTCCTACTTCAAACAGATGGTCTATTTCCATTTCCCACTCAAATCGCCAGCACTTTTCTTCGGCATTACCGAAAACATCCGCCGGTACAATTTCTGGACCTGTAGAATAATAGACGTTGCCAGCTAATCCAATAGTCTGGATTACTGTATCAAAGTTTTGCTGTTGGAGTCTTTCTAGATCGTTTCTAGATCTATACTGTCCTGTGGCTGTTATATCTACTAGGGTATACAAACAATATTTCATTGCTGTTATTTAACAGCCACAAAAAAAGGCCTAGATAAACTAGGCCTTTTTCCTTCCCATCCCTAGGAATTTGATTAGGTCTGTAAACCTACAAATGTTGTTGGGTTAGTTACTGTTACAGTACCACCACCACCGCAAGTATAAACACCAGAAGCTGTTAAAGATCCTGTTGTTGAATCCAAAATACGGCCTAGTCTAATTGCTACGGTGTCAACGTCAAGTGCGTGACCATCACCAATGAATGCAAGTTCACGACCATTTGCTTTACCTTGCATTAAAGCGCCTGTAGTACCGATTTCGTCGGTCAATGATGCCATTTGTGCTGCTGTGCGATCTGTTGCATCGCCACTGTTACTTAAAACTACTTTAAAAATCTTCAGTTGTAGTGTAGACTGAAGTGTACCAAGCGCAACTGCGGTTGGATTTACTCTTGTTACTGATGCCATGATGTTTCTCCTCGTTGGCTTTTCCCGTTCTCTACGGGGACCCACCCTATGTGAGCCATTGTAATATTATTTACCAAAGTTCATAAAAAATGCCCTAGATAGGGCATTTTTGGCTGAATTAAGAATTTAAGTAGGAGTCCAGCGTCTACGGGGCACTAGTTTAACATTACCAAAACGTTTGTTTTTATCAGCATAACGAACTCGACCTTCCCCGTGTGTATCCCATATTTCTCCGCGACCCTGTTCTACTTGATCAATAACCTGATCTTTAAGATTCATAATACGTGTAACCAGACCAAATATAGCGTCTAGACTATTTTTATGCTGTAGTGCTAATTGTTCAATCTTAGTTTGCTTAGGACTACTAACCTTGCTAGTCTTTAGCCAGTTAAAGAAATGTTGTGTACCTAAACTATCGAGCTGATGTCCTTTGGCTGTTTGATTTACATAACGATATAAGATATCTTTAAGATCTCCTAGACCGGCTGTTCCTTGTAGGAAACTGTCAATGGCTTGTGCATTCTGACTTAGGTATGTTTCTACTTGATCAATGGCCTTGGTATCTAGTGAAACGGGATTACTATTGTAAACAGGCCCTTGAACTATTAGAGCAGGATTAGTGTTAAACATGCTAAAGTCATCTAAGGGCTCTTGAGCAGAGTCATCCATTCCAAACTCAGGAAAGTAAGCATGTCCTACTACCATAACCTGTGCTTGGCTTATTTGTTGTCCTAAGGGACTATCACCTTTAACATGGTAGCAGGTTTTGCTCTTAGGATTAGGACAGAATGTATAAACACCATCTGCTCCTAATTGAGGCTGTTGTAAAAAGAGCCCATCCGCATAGACAAATCCTACAAAGTTACGTGGAGTTGCTTTGTCAAACAGCGGATACAGGCTCGCAAACTTTTTAGCAAATGCATCTCTTTCTTGTTTCTCTTCTGGTGATTTGGGCTTGCCGCTAAGGTCGGCAATGAAACGTTCTAGATCTTCTGGATTGTTAGTCTTGGCGCCGCGGCTCCATCCATTGTGTCCTGCAAGAATTAATGGGCCACCTTTGGTTTCTCTACCCCAGTATATCTGAGGATTACCGTCCCACTTCATGCGAATACTTTTACTGCCAGCTTCTGTAGTAATTTCTTTTAGGTGTTCAAGAGCCTCCATAGTGCCCGAGGTTCCGTGAAAGAACACCAGATCTTCGAGGTGATTAAATGCTCGTCCAAGTTTTTTTTGAACGGTTGCTTCAGCTTCAAATAAGAATTCTCTAGCTCTCATTTAACACTCATTATGTTCATCATATGACGGAACCAAGTACCTGTACCTTCGCGTACTACCGTTTCATCTTGCTTAGGCCAGTTTTCATCTGCTAGAGCATGTTGTACTCTAGGATCCTTAACACCTAGAGGTAGTCTGTTAAGTATCTTTTCTACACTACCTAGATCTGCTCCGCTGGCACCGGGCCCTAATAGTATTGTTGCAACTTCGTCGATATCTTGGCTGATTAGATCGCCTTTCTTTCCGTCCGGAGTGCGGGCAAATAATCCTTGAAATCCGCTCCACATAAGTCCATAAGGAAAGTCTGCGCCGCGTGTTTCTTTAGCCATCGAACTTAATAGAATATGTTTGTGTACACCCTTAAATGGAGTCTTTTCTACAGAGTAATCATGTTGATGAAACTTACTGACTTGCCCGGCATTCTTAACTAACATAATGTCTACTTGTGCAAACTTATCGCCGTTAGGTATTTTAAGGTGCACGTTAATGCCCGTTTGTGCTGCCTCTATACCGCGGTCAATCATGCTCATTTTTAAAGAGGCTCTTGCAGACTTTTCGTCCTTTACGCCAAATGCCTGTAGCACTTGATCAGCATCGACCATGAGATCCATGTCACCGCTACTCGCCTTGTGTCCTGCTGATCCTACTGGTATAAGTTCTATTCCCGGCGGCATAACCTGTTGGGCACGTTTTAATATTATAGGTGCTTCGTCTTTGGTAAAGGGATCTACATCATCCCAAACATTACCGCCTTCATTGAGTATCATTTTTTGATTCCTGTATCTTTTTCATGCCTCGTTTAAACTTAGCAGGTTCACCAGCACGAATGGCATTGATAAAACGTCGCTCTAATTCGGCGGCTGTTTCAACGTCGTAGTGTTCTCTAATAAGGGTCAATAGGTTAATAGCGGATTCAATTAGATTGGCTCCTCTACTTTCAATTACGTGATCTTTGTCGCGATTTATGCCAAGATCTGATAGTTCTTGTAAGATTGATCTGGTACTTTTACGCATTGTAACCCTTTTCCTTTTTTATATTTAACCTTTTTGCGTCCTTAAAATAATGTTTTTAAATTTGTTGCTATGCCATATTGTAATTATAAATACATACGTAGAAACCATGAGTTCTACCCACACATTTACAGAGGATTATAACATGAAAATTTGGAATTACCTAGTAGCCTTGGCCGAATCATTTGGCAGGGCAAGAGCGGCTGCTACTCTATCAAGAATGGGGAAGTACGAAGAAGCTCGTCAGTTAATGACTGCAAATAAACGTTAATTAACTAACAACTTAGCCTATAAATATCTCATGAATTTAGTATATATTCATGGTGCCAGTGCCACCAGTGAAAGTTTTAACTATATTAGAAGCAAGCTAGGCGTAGGTATTGATATAAACTACGATAGTCGCAACGGATTTGAAAACAATCTAAACGACATGATATTATCACTTTCAACTGTAGATAACGTTGTGTTCATAGCACATAGCTTGGGTGGCATCTACAGCCTACATATCGCTAATGCATTACCTAAGCAGGTTTTAGGTGCAGTTACCTTAAGCACACCCTATGGGGGTGCCGAAGTTGCAGACGTGGCTAAGTATTTTCTACCGTTCAGCAGACTTATGCGCGATATAGGCCCGAGGAGTTGGGCCATGAGTAAAGCTGGGGAAATTAAGATACAACATCCTTGGACGAATATAGTAACTATAAAAGGGCAAAGTCCGTTTATGATGGCACCGAATGACGGCGTTGTTACTATAGAAAGCCAAAAAGCGTTTAAGGATATGGAATTAGTTGAAGTAGACTTTAATCATTACGAAGTAGTACTAGCAGAACCAGTAATTAAGATTATTAAAGAAAGGTTGAAAAAGTTAAAATAGATCCTTCAAATCACTTTACATAGATATTTTTTTACAATATACTAAATATTGTGCAGAATAAAATCTGCTACACAAACATACACACAAGGAGATATTATGTTTACAACCGATTTTTTTATCGACAACGTTCAAAACGCAAAAAAGATTTTCGTCGAGACTTACGTCAAAAACGAATCTTTCAAGAAAGAACTAGTTAAGTTAATTGATGCTCAAACTAGTTTTGCCAAGGGATCAATTGCATCTTCTTTATCAGTAGCGCAAATTTATTGGAAGAGTCTTTCTGACATTGCCTACCCTAAAAAGACAGCTTAATTGAAAAACAGACATACACACAAGGAGAAAAATTATGTCAGATATGCTAAATGGAATCAAAGATATGGTAAAAGTTCCAGAAGTTAAATTCAGCAAAAACGGCTATGAAATTCGCACAGATATTCTAGCAATGGCTAAAGATATTGTTGCCCAAGAATACACTTATAAGTATCAGGGCTGGGAAATGACAGCGAAACGTGATGACAAAACTGGTCAAATCGTTACTACCGTTGGTATGCCAGAATTTCCTGGTTTAGACAAAGTGTTAGAAGCAGCCGAAAAGATGTATGCATTTGTTAACGCAGGTGCTAAATCTACAACTAAGTAATATTATATTTTATAGAGTTTATATCGCATAGCGTGTAATACATTATAAGTTACGATCAAGAAAGGGCTCTTCGGAGCCCTTTCTTATGATTCTAGGCTAAGGTAAATATACTATCTAGGACGCTAACATGGATCAGAATACAAAAATTGAAGTAAATGCCGCGCACGACCCAGAAATTAAAGGTGGTTCGTTTAGCTTTTCATCCGAACCAATTACGGTAGGCACAGGGCAGGTTACTTTAGACGAAATGCCCGCTTACTATTACCGAGGCGCCAAATACTATATCACGGTTGTGGATGAACAGAATAATGTTGAAGTTAGCGAATGGCTAATGATGCACGATTCTGTTAATATCAATCTTACGAATATTAGCACAGTAAACAATTTGACTCAGGGTTACATTGGAACATTTACAGGACGTCTTGTGCGTGGGCACATGCAGTTGTTATTTCAGGGAAACCACAACAGACACGTTATTCGATATAGTCGTACACCAATTAAATCAGATACTGTAACTCCCGTAACTCTGGCTAGTATGCTAGCAGACGGTACCTATAGTCAAGAAGGGTCCGGCCAGGCCGGTCCTGGTTCAACACCGATGTTACGATTAATCGATGACGCTGATCCCGGACTTGGAGGTAATCTTAATGTTAATAATCACACTATATACGGTGTTAATATTACATTAAATCCGTCAGGTAGCGTAATAGTAGACGGTGATATATTACCTAATACTAATGATACATTTAACCTTGGTAGTGCTACGAAAAATTGGAGTAATATCTTTGTTGATAATCTTAAAGTAGGAAACCTAACGGTAGCTTATAATAGCTTATCCAATAGATTAAGTATTAATGACGGCGTAGATACATATCTAATTCCAAAAAATATACACGATCTTCTTGACGTCACCGAATCGGCGCCGTCCAACAATCAGGCTCTCCTTTGGAGTACAGCAGGTAATGCTTGGTCTGCGGCAAATGTAAGTACGCTGGCTATTTCAAATGTACAAGTACTTGGCGGAAATCTTATACAGTCAACATCATTTAATGATACTTTGACTATTGAAGCAGGTAGTGGTATTACTATTACAGCAAGTAATAGTTTGAAGAAGTTAACATTTAGTACAGTAGTTGTAGATACTAATACAACCTACACAGCAACACTAACACCAAATGGTTCTGCTGTTGATTTTAATTTGGTAGGTAGCGATGCTGTTACTGACTCAATTAAATTTACACCTGGCACGGGTATTGCTCTATCAAGATCAAGTCCAAAAGAATTAACGATATCTGCTGTACAGGTAGCCGACCTACAGAGTGTTGCTAGCCGAGGAAGTACAACTACATATCCAATTACTATAGCGGATGGTACAGCAGCTACAAGTACAACCACAGGTGCTCTTAAAGTAACAGGCGGCGTCGGAGTCGGTGGATCGGTATACATTGGTACTGATATACGTGTTACAGGTAACGCCTACTTTACTGGTAATTTAACTGTTAACGGTACAACTACTACAGTAAATTCATCTACTATAACTGTTACTGACAAGAATATCGAACTAGGAACAACACTTACACCAACAGATGTTACAGCGGATGGTGGTGGTATAACTCTTAGAGGATTGTCAGATAAAACAATAACATGGACAGCTAGTAACAGCGCATGGAATTTATCAGAACATTTAAATATTCCTACCGGTAAACAATTTTACATCAATAATCAAAGTGTATTAAGTTCGACTACATTAGGTGCAAGTGTAGTTAATAGTAGTCTTACTAGCGTAGGAACCCTAACAGGATTAACTAGTTCGGGTATAGTTAATGTAAACAACGGTACGGCTAGCACAGCTATAAACAACGGTGCTCTTGTAGTAAGCGGTGGTGTTGGTGTTGGTGGTGCGCTTTATGTTGGCGGATTACTTAATATTGGAGGTGGCGTTACCGTAAATGGTCCGATAGACCTGAGCTCTAATATTTTCACTATTGGTCCTGTAAGTGAAAAGTTATTTTCCATTACAGGTGCTATATTTTCTGTTACACACGATTGGAGCCAATATACAATATTTTATCATACCAGTCCGGCAGGTAATTTTACCCCCGACTTCATCAATGTTCCGTTGACTAATAATAGAACAATATCTGCTATTTTAATCATAGAACAAGGCACTACACCATATGTTCCTACAGGAGTTAAGATAAATTCTGTTACGCAAACATTGAAGTGGCAAACAGGTACAGCGCCAATTGGCACTACTAATGGCGTAGATGTAATTACCTTTAGTATGTTCAGGGTCGGGGCAGCTTGGAACGTGCTCGGCCAATTAGTTTCGTTTGGATAATTCATGCCGATTCAAGGTTCAACCAGTTCAACCTTTGTTTTTGGTGCAAGGACTACGCCTCAGTCTAATACACTAGTCCTATTACCTTTTGATGGTAATTATGGGGACACCACAACTTTAGATATCGTATTACCAAAGAAATATGTGACATTTTATGGATCGGCTAGTTTAGATACAAACAGTAAATTTGGATCTACTTCTCTTAGTCTTAACGCTGGACAGGATAGAGTTGAGGTACTTTTAACTGAAAGAACTTTTAGTGCTTTCACATTAGAAGCGTGGGTTAATTATAGAAACTTTACTACCTACGCACCTATAATGAGTCTAGGTATTGATGAAGATAATTGTCTAGAATTTGCCACAGACGGGCAACGGATACGAACTAGAATAGTACAAAATGGTGTAGATGTTTTTAATATTATCACAGCAGTATTTGCCATCCAAAAAAATGTATGGCGACATTATGCCCTAGTATGTGATGGCACTAATATGAGATTTATGATGGATGGAAATATGTATGCGTATTATCCTAATACAACATTTCCTTATCCAGCAAGTAAATTAACTATTGGAAATTTCCTCAACGGTATTAATAATATTGGAGGGATTGACGGGTATATTGACGACGTAAGACTAAGCAAAGTTGTACGTTATAGCGATCCTTATACTATTCCTACACTACCATTAAGAGTTTTAGATGCTAAAACTCCTACTATTAGATCATTTAAAGGTTCATTTAACAGTAGAACTAATTCTCAGATTAGTATACTAGGTTTTGATTTTACACCCTATTGGTCTACCGTACGGTTTTATAATAATGTAACCAACACGTTGATTAGTACAAGTAGCTCTGTTGGATTTATTAATTCTCAAGAGATAACAGCCCTGACAGAAACATCAACATATCCATTTCCGGATGCTGTGTTTGTTGATATTGAAATAGAACACAGCCTAACCTACGAAATCGTTCGATATAATCAAGCATTTTTTGCTAATAACCATCCTGTTTGGATAACTCCTGAAGGTAGTATTGCTGTCCTAACTATGCCAAATAGGAATATAAATGTAACATTATCAACTACTCTCGCCTCTGGTAGCGACCCTATTGTTTATTCTATAGTTAAAGGTAACTTACCCTCTGGGGTAGCATTAAATTCTACGACGGGTAGTATATTTGGTCTATGTCCTTTAGTGACTGAAATAACAGCGTTTGTATTTGTAGTTCGTGCAACAGCTAATAATGATGTTAATAGGATAGCCGATAGGACATTTAGTATCACACTAAACCCTTAATAAATACAATATAGGAGCGCAACATGACATTCTATTATAAACTACGACAAACACCTAATCTCGACAGCCTAAATGTTGCGTCGGCACCTACAGAAAGCTATCAGGCTGTAAACAAAAACTATGCAGACTCTGCTATTGCAACTGCAGTGGCTGCTAAGTCACTTACCCTAGCAGGAGATGCAACTGGCACTGGTACCAGTACTATTAATGTAACTTTAGCTAACACAGGTGTAACTCCTGGAACTTATGCCGCTGTAACTGTAGATAGTAAAGGTCGTGTAACATCTGCACAAAGTTTAACTCTAAGTGGAGAAGTTACTGGAGTCAGTGTAAACGGAAGCCTAGTAACTACATTATCTAACACAGGTGTGGTAGCAGGTAGTTATACTAAGGTAACCGTTGACTCTAAAGGTCGTGTTACTAGTGCCGGAAGTCTTACTGGCACAGATGTTAGCAACGCACTGGGTTATACACCAATTGGGCCTGCAGGTGGCACGCTAACAGGTAGTCTCTTACTCAAAGGTAATCCAACACAGGATCTAGAAGCGGCTACTAAGGCCTATGTTGACACTAAGGCTCTATTTGCCCTAGCTGTTGGTATTTACTAATTCTCTAGCAGCCTTTAGTTCTCGCCTAATCTCGTCATACATCTTAATCGATTCTAGTTCAGCAGGATTAGCTGGTAGTGCCTGCCATTCTGATTCCTGAACGTCCTTGGTTATGTGTATGTCATAGTCGTGACCATTGTCCGCATATACTGTAAGAACTTCCGTGCCTAGAGATCCTCTTGCTGCCTTTTTAAGTGCCTCGCTTAGAGCCAACAAGGCAGCACGATCTCCAATTATATAGGCACGTTCTTTAACATCTCGACTAGGGTATAGGTGTACTCTTGATTTTACTATCATGTTAGATGTTCCAATTCTTCTAATTTCATACGTTTGTGTTTATGTACTGTAACATATTCTGTATTATTTTTGTACCCCAACTTGCCCACTCCCCATATGATTGGATGATCGTGTAGGCTTATAGCGTGTGGTAGAATCACATCCAAATAACGTCCATTACCTGTGCCCAGTGTAACGAAAGTAATATACTCTTTGGGCTTAGATTTAAACACACGATAGTTAGCTACTAATCCGCAGAACTCAACTTGTCCTGGACGTCGCACTTCTTGACATACTGGTATAAAACGCTGTGATTGCCAACGTCCGTTGCGTTTGAGATCCTGTATCTCTCCACCTTCAGTCAGGGCAGGAACGGCACCTGCTAGTTTAGCTTCCTGCCAATAGACCCAGCGAGCGTATGAGCCTTGACAATGTTTAAGTGCCGCTTTCCAAAAGGCAACAGGATTGTGTGCCTTTTGATAGGCCAAGGCCCAGATCAATCTTCCTAGATTGATAGCATGAGCACGACACAGTCCAAAATGACTAAGTTCCTTTAGAGCCGCGAACACGTCGTCCTTGCGTGGATGATTGCCAACACGTTCCATAAACTCAAACATTTTCTCTTCGTTCTTCTTAGCAAAGGCTCTACGCCACATATCTGCTTCGTATTGATCACAGTCTAATATTTCTGATATTAGTTCTATAGCATCATCTTCAAATACAATAGTGTCTTCAAACTTGTCTTGACTCCAGTCCTGAAAGAAGCTGGCTTTGCGGCGCCCTTGTGTGGCCACAGGGCGAATTAGAGCTGTACCTAGCACACAGTCATTTCTATTCTTAGGACGGATAGCACGGAACAGTCGCTTCATAGCAGGCGATTCTGCTTGTGTAACTCCTAGGACATCACCTCTGCTTAACAGAGCCGCTGTCTTTTCGTCTTCTTCCGGATAGTCTAACAAATCTTTCTGTTCTATTTCCCATAGCTGACTAAGTCCCCTATTGGCCAAAATGTCTATCTTGAAATGTTCAAGGTCTTCTATCTCATACTTGTCTAGTAGAATTTGATTCTCTGCGTTGATAAGACTCTTAGGCACAGCTCGATCAAAGATCAAGATGCCTCCGCAATGTTTTGATATACAGCGTTTCTTACCTAAGAGTTTAGTAGCTAGACGTTTGGCTTCGTCTGCGTATTCCGGTACCAGTTTGTCGAGATCTATGTTACGCGGTAGACGCCCCTTGGCCCCATAACGCTTGGCCGCTTCCCGTACAGCTGACTTTTCTTTGTAGGTAACATAGTTGCTGACTCTAGCACTTTGTCCTGGCCAACGTTTAAAGATCCTGTTCATAACAGTTTCTTGTTGCCAATG